CGAGAGTTTCTCCATTTACGGTAACATTACCTTTCATACCTTGAGCAATATTTCTTTCTCTTCGTCTCAACTGCATATCAGCATTGTATGCTTGGTCTTCTTGAGCCTTTCTTTCATTGATGAGTTCTTGGGTATCAGTATCTTCTAATCCAGTCGCCATTGCTGTTGCCGCTGGTGACATTTCACCAGTAGATTCAACAGATTCAGCCTGTTCATCTGTAATTGGTGCCTCAGCCTCTTTTCCGAAAATCTTTTTGACCAACCAATTGGGTAATATCTTTGAAGCAAAATCTTTTAACATCTTACCGATGTCTATGTCGAATACATTCTTAAAGAAGTCGCCGATTGCTTTAAACGGTGCCATGAGTAAATCCCATAGACCACCAAACATACCAGTAAGACCTTCCATGACTCTATCAAAGTCACCTGTAAATAGTCCCACAACCAAATCAAACATACCAGCAAAGATATCAAAGATTGCTTGACCTATGTTCATGATGTATGATATTCCAGTGTCTATGATACCTTTAAACCATCCAACATTCTCATACATCATCATAAACGCATTGTAGAGCATCACACCAGCTGCAAGTATAGCAACACCGATTGCAATGAACGGTAGTGCAGTCAATAACATACTACCAGCAGTCATAAGTAAACCACCAATAAATGCAAGACCAGCTACAATAAATGGTATGACAGCGGAAAGCATTCCAGCAGCTGCTGTGGCCATTGCTCTGCCCGCATTTAGTATTGCCATTCCCATTGCACTTGCACCAGCCATTAGGAATACCATGCCTGATTTGATTGATGCAGCTGCAGCTGTAACCATCGACTTACCAGCAAGTATTAATGACATCCCCATTTGTTTAACGCCGCCCAATATGCCAGAAAGACCTTTAGCAATTACGCCTTTTGCAGTATCAAACCCAGCGGAAAGAGTAGATGATATAGAACTAACACCTTTTGAAATTGTTTCAGCGGGCGAACTTAGGAACGAACCAAGTCCTTTCAATCCGTTCTTCAACCCATCACCGATACTGGTAAAGAATCCCGTAGTACTCATTACCAAGTTTTGGAATAGGTCTTCTGTACCGAATACCTTACCAACAGCATCAATGTTTTTAACTACATCATCCGCAAGTCCGACAAGGTCAAACCCTGTGAGTGTTTTAAGACCATCAGAGAATTGACCAAGACGACCCGAATCCGTTGAAATTTCTGCCATCTTCTCGCCAATTAAAGTTTCTTCTACATCTTTAACTGCTTGTTGTTTATCAAGTATCTTTTGGTTCTTTTGTTTCAACTCATCTAATTTAGTGCCTTGTAACTCTAGAGTTTCTTTCTCCTTAGCAAATCTTAAATCCAAAGACTCCATAGTTCTTTTCTTAACTTCTTCTGCTTTCTTATCGAGTTCATCTCTTCTTTTGTTTGCTTCACCTAAGTCTTTGGCAGTTTGAGCTGCACCTGTTAGTGCATACTCTTTAGCAAGTTTTTCAGCATCTTTTCTCGCTGTTTCAGTTTCGTTAAGAAGTGTTTGATATTGTTCTGTCTTACCAAGGATTGCTTCTGTTTGTTGTTCTTGTCTATCTTGAAGTGCTTGTTTCTTACCATTCAACATCTGTTCACGGAATGCAAGGTTCTCATTCTCTTCCGCTGCTTCCATGAATTTTTTATGTGAGTTGACGTACTTCGTCAAATCCACTTCAGGAAAGGAGTCCTCTAACTTTTTAAATTCTTCAGATGACTTATCGACAGTTCCTTCCATAACACCAGCAAGGGATGATTGCAAACCTAAAAGTTTGTTTCCCTGTAAAGCGCCTGAGTAGGTGGACTTTTGAGTATTGATAGAATCGAGTGATATCTTAGATAGTGCTTGGTTAGTAGTTTTAAGTTTTTCGATAGAAGCACCAAACCGTTTGTTAACGCTCTTCATGCCCTTATCGATATCTCTACCACCTTGTTGTAACGTCTTTTCTATGTCAGTCGTTACACTGGTGATTCTATCGTTAATCTTCTTTATGTCCTTGTCATCTGCCATTTAATTATTTTCCGAATGCTTTTCCTGCTTCTGATATTCCAAACGCACCTAACGTTACTACAACAAATGAAGTGTAGATAGTGTCAGATACTTTTAAGTCCATATCCCAAAATGCAGTAATTAAATCTGCCATTCCGAATACGACCATTAAAAAGAATGAGGCAAATCCTATGATTGCTTTTTCATTGATGTCATTTTCATCTCTGAACAATGCACCAATAGAGAACCTTTCTTTTGGTTTTGCTGCTGCTGTTGCAACTTGCAATTCCTTAGATAACTTCTCCATCTCTTTGATTTTGTCCTGTGCTTCGTCTAACTTCAAGACCATCTCTGTATACTTAGCAACATCTATCTCGACATTACCTTGACTAATTTTTTTGTCGTCACTCATAATTTGTGTCCTCTATTATTATGAATCACTTACACATAACGAATATTAATTATTTTTTCGTTGTTCGTTCTTTAGCCTTTCCTCTTCTAAGTGTTGAAGTAATAGGTTGATGTATACCTCTCGTTCCCATGGTATCATCTCATCTAGTTCAGTTAATGAATACTTGTGGTGTTGCATTAACTGAAAGTTGGTGTTATAAAAATTCAACACCGACTCGTGGGAAAGGCCTATTAAAAAAAACTTTGGATGCCTTCCAGTACTCTAGTGTTCTCTTTGGAACATATTTCGCACGAGTAACTTACTTCATGTCTTAGTTTTGGTAAACTATCAAAGAACTGCCCGAGTTTGTCTAGTTGAGTAAACGTCAAACTATCAAAAAACTCATCCAACTCTTTTTGAGATACATCTTCCATAGGATACACTTCATCGGCATCAAATACAGAAGTGATACATCTCTTCACAATCTCCATACTCTGTTGTGTTTCGTCCATCTTTGTCAATCCATCGATGTCTCTAACACTAGGAACTTTCAATTTAACACCCAAGTCATCTGTTAACATGACTGTGTCGTCTTCAGGCATTTCACTTGTGGGTTCAATGTCTTCCAAATTTAAATCTACTTTTGCATTTCCTCTACATCCTTCGTCTGTACAACCAAGTACTAACTTAGATGTTTCACCAACTGAAACAGAACGGACTTTAATAAACAACCATTCCATATCCATCATAGCAATATTTGGTATCTTTAACTTACCAAATGTACATGCATCAAGCATCTTAATGATTGATTGCATAACTTGTTCTTGGTCATTGCTTTCTTTTGCCATGACTAGAACTTTTTGTTCCTTTACTAGGAATGGTCTATATTCTACTTCTTGACCATTACTAGGTAGCACTGTTTTATAAGTCGGTGCCGACTGAATCGGTAATGCCATAATTACTCCATATTATATTTTATTGAGTTCCAAAAAGGTCTCTCACATTCTTGTAACTGTTATCAATCCTCGATTTTGCAGTAGTAAGTCCTGAGACTTTATTCTGTAACCTTCCAGCAGCACTAGAAAATCTAGAACCGACTGCTAAGGCCTCTTGCAAGTTATCGATTTGACTCCTACCACTATTTAGTCCGTTCGGAGTCGTCCCTTCACCATTATAAACAGGGTGAGGAGTTTTCTGTGGATTTTTACTTTCCACATATTCTGTAGTAAAATATCTGTATGCAAATTGTACACTTACACTTAACATTTCACCTTGTGCCATATCCAATACCAGTTCATCGATTGATGTTGGATATGCATCATGTAATCTTGTTATTAGACTTGCACCTTGTTGCCCATCAGAAGCAAAGGTAGGATTATACCCATCCTTTCTAAGGTGTTTAATTTCTACTTCACCAATATAGTCTTTATAGAATGCAAAGATAGGTTGTGTGTTTGGGTCTGAACCTTCTCCTTGTTCAGGAGCTGCAGTGTCACCACCATAGATTGAGTCTAACCATAATTGCATGATTCTTCTATCTAAGAAATCAATGTCACAATAGAATGTGAATGTTGCAGTTCCACCGTCATCAATTTTACCTGTTGGAAGAAACTTAGATTTACCTTGTGTGTTCTTTTCAGTAACTTCTATTTTTCTACTTGGAATAGTTGCAGTCTTACATCTAACTGCATTAAGTGTTAACCCTTGAGGGCCAAAAAACGCAACCTCAAATTGGTTTGCCATTGCTGGAGCTTTAATTGCACCGATGATAGTGTCTATCGAGTCGTGTCTATTTCTTGGTTTATCTTCCATTATACTTCCTTAAATAAATAACAATGCCAATACAAATCCAACATTAAACCCTAGTGAGCATACTAGAATGAAATCTTTTCTAAATGATGTATTTACTGCATAGTAAGTTTTCATTACACTACCCTCTTGAGTGATTCAGCGTATACTGTGTTTGCATTGAATGCTGCACCTTGGTTATCTACAAATTTCTGAGATGGTAACATTGCAACCACGTCCCAGTAATCATATGGTATCTCTCTTATTTGACCTTTAATATGTGTTGTGAGATACTCTTTCACACACGGTCTTGCCCATTTTAACTTTGATATGGACTTAACCATATCGTATGTAAGTTTTAGTCTAGTGTTCTCATCATCCCCCATATCGGGGTCTACTGCTAACTGGTCAAACACTTCCAACAATTCTAATCTCTTTCTTGGTGGGAGATAGTGTAAATTTAAACCTAAGAATCCTTTACTTCTAGGTTCTATTGGTATCACTACAGGGTATTTATCCCAATAAGGCAATGTAGCATACCCCTTTGCACCATAATTAAACAACACTAGAGTACCTAAAAATGGTTTTCTTATTGGTGTTCCTTCTACTAGTAACTTATTACGATTGACCTTTATAGTTCTAAGATTGTCCTTAAACCATTCTCTAGCTTCTAAGGACTTTTCTTCAATCTCAGACGGAAGTAAATTGTCATAGTTCTTAAGAATAGATGCCATACATCTATTTATACTAAGTTAGATGGTCTTCAGTTAATATTCTAAATTTAAATTTACGGTCTTTGCAGTATTCGTTAGCTGCTTTGAACTTTGCTTGATTGACAAGGTATGTTGCAACCTCGTTGATATACCTTTTGGTTTTTCGCTTGGGTTCTTTGGGTGGTTTGGTTTGCTTCTTGGGTTTAACTTCGATGATTTCATATAACACTTCACCCTTAGTGTTACGATATTTTATGTAGAAATCGGGGAAGTATCTATGAACCTTGTTGTCCACAGGAGAAATGTATGGTATAATGATTTCTTCACTACCCCATTCCAGTATATTAGTGTTATCATCACAATATTGCATGAATCTTCGCTCCCACAGCGAACGATAGACAATCTTTGTGGGGTCGCCTGTATATTTTTTGTAATTCTTCGGTTTAAACCGTCCGCTATATGACATAAATAGATGTAACAATAATGAAACTCTAGGTATTTATACATGGCATCACTAAACAAAATTCTATCGAAAGTCAACTCTGCTTCATCAGCATTGAAATCAGTAAAAGGACTGAAGTCTAAAATCTCAAATACAGACTACAAGAAAACAATCGCAGACCTATCAAACTATGATGCTCTTAAAGAACTAGCAGATAAAGAAAGAGAGATATTAGAAGGACGAAGAAGTAGACTCAATCAAGATGAGGATGCTGCTAACAAAATGAAATCCATTAAGGCTGCTAAGAGACCCCCAGCAAGAGAAACAAAGGAACTACAATATCCTTTAGAAAAACTTAACAACTATCTAGAAATGAGAATTAGACCAAGAAAACAACAGAACAGTGGTGCTAATGCTAAAAACTTAATGAACGACACAGACACATACATTTATATGTACGTTCCTACTGGTCAAGTAAGTGAGGCAAAGGTTTCATATAAAGAAGCTGATGTCGGTGTAGCTGCAAGGGGTGTTATGGATTTCATGGGGGCAGATGGTTTCGTTGATGCAAGTATGGCAATTGGTGATGCATTGAATGCTGCTATATCATCAGGTCTAAATAAGATGGCTAATATGGCAACAGGTGATGTTGTTAACTTTGCACAGGGACAAGCAGTCAACCCGATGAAAGAACAGATGTTAGAGGGTGTTGGGTTCCGTTCATTCAATATGGAATTTACAATGAGACCAGTGTCACAAGAAGAAGCAGATGTATGTAAAGAAATTATATACACTTTAAGAACTGCCATGTTGCCCGACACGTTTGGTTCGGATGAGTCAAATCAGATTGAGAATTATTTCAACTATCCGAACATTGTCGATTTAAGATGGGAAGGGCCTATTGCAAAAACTATGGACGGATTCTTACCAGCAGTAATTACAGATGCATCTGTAACATATGGTGGTGGTAGTACACTAGAGACTTTTTCCGATGGCACACCACTAGAGATGAAGTTGAATTTATCATTTACTGAGATTAAAGTTCTTACACAGGAAACGTATCAGTTGATATCACCACACCCAAAAGCAGACACTAGTATAGGTGTTGGTAACAACCAATTCGTCCAGCTGGACGAAAGAGATAGAAACAACGGATAACAATTATGGCATCACAATTATTTAAAAACTTTCCAACGATACAGTATAAACTTAATGATGGCAGAATTATCCACATCAAAGATTTCTTCCGTAAGGGTAAGATTGAATTACAAAAAGTTAATACACTGATTGATTATGAATTTTATCAATTAGATGAAGGTGAAAGACCCGATATAGTTGCTTCCAAACTATACGGAGATAGTGATTTACACTGGGTACTATTCCTAGTGAATGAGATAGATAATTACTATGATTGGTATATGGACAACTCCACTTTTAATAATTATCTAGATAGAAAATATGAAGGTGTATATCTAACCGCATCATCTTCAACAGATATTGTTGGCCCACACAACACAGATGGTCAGGGCAATATCACATCCGATAATAAATTTTTATTGGGTGAACTAGTCACACAAGGTACAACAACAGGACACGTATTACAGGTCGACCCATCAAACAATCGAATTAGAGTTACTGCTGGAGATTGGATTGCAGACCAAACTATAACAGGCTCTCTCAAGAGTTCTACAGTACAAGGTGTAGTGCAACCAAGAGATTCCATATCACACTACATTAATAGTAAGGGTATAAAATCCACAACACCTCAGGCTGGATTTCAAAGTGTAAGTATATGGGAAATGGAAAATGCACTTAATGAAGATAAGAGAAAAATTAAAGTAATCAAACCACAGTATATAAAAACTGTGGTAACCCAATACGAATCACTTTTGCAAGTTTAATATATGACAACAGATAACCGTAAGGGTGGTGAGTTTTTTATAAACTCAATAACACTCTCCAATCAATTTAAAGAATCCGTTGAGATAACCAAACTCATAACTGGATTTCGCTTGTACGAATCTATCTATAAAAAGTACACTACTGGAGAAGTACACTTCATTGATGGTCTTAATCTAATTAAAAATTTCAGGTTTACTGGTCAGGAGTTCATACGTGTTTCTATATCTATGAAACAGGGAACTGGAGAAAAGGCGGCTAAAGAAGATAGTATCGATAGAGACTTTCGTGTATATAAGGCATCAAATATAAACCGTGTCAATGATACTACACAGACGTATGTATTGAGACTATGTGACCCACGAATGTTTGCGTGTGAACGTGTACGTGTAAGTAAGGCGATGCGTGGTTCGTATGATAAGATGTTACAAAATATCTTAGTAGAAGACGTTAAGATGAAACCCGAAGAGTTCGACTCATGGGAAACGACCATGCCCGACAACAATCAGATGGTATGGCCCAACTGGAAAGTCTCTAAAATAATAGACTGGATAACACAAAACTCATCTATAGGAAACAAGACATCATTTAAAAATGGTATGTTCTTTTTCCAAACATTAAATGGTAAGTATAAGTTCAAATCCATTGACAGTATGATGGAACAAGAATACCCACTGTCATTTTCTTTCAGACCAAGAACAGAAAACTTAGATACTGGAGAAACCGACATCAATGCCCCAAGTGGTTTGAACACACAAATTATAAGTTACACTAAACCACAAGCATTCGATACGCTTAGAGGTACTATCGCTGGAGCGTATGCTAGTTCCATGAAAGTGTATGACCCCGTCAGGAAAATTGAAGAGGATATTGTATTTGACTTGGAAGAAAGTTTTAAAAAGGGCAATCATGTTTCTGGCAAAAATCCAATAATATTAACAGATGGTGGTGAATCTTTTACTGAGATGACACTTACTACAGAAGATATTGTTGACAAATTTGTATCTCCAAATGTAACTGAGGTGGATGCAAATTTAGCACCCAACAAAGCATTTGATAGTGTTGTGGTCTATGATTACACTACTACACATGTATTTGACCAATCAACATCTCTTACTGAAAATGAGGTGTTTCAAGGTCAGAAGAATAAAGACAACGCAAAATTAGAAAGACAATCGATGATGGAGATACTACAACAACATACTATGGTAGTGTCTATTCCATTTAGAACAGATATTAGTTGCGGAACTATTATCAAGTTAGAATTGCCCGAACCGCAACTAGCATCTAATGCAGAAAGTAAAGATAAACTGAATGACGGTAGATATTTAATTACTGATATATGTTTCCAAGGAAATGTATTAGAGAATGGTGGTCTATGTAATATAGAGTGTGTTAAGGAGAGTTTTGCTAAATCAATAACATCCATCAACCCACAAGACACTATGGAAGCACCCGAGGACGATTAATGAAAATATTTTATGGTATAGTAGAAGACCGTAACGACCCATTAAAGATTGGTAGGGTTCGTGTTCGTGTACATGGTTTACATACAGATGATAAACAGATGATTGCAACCCCCGATTTGTCATGGTCTCAAGTTATTCTACCAACAACTTCTGCTGGACTATCGGGATTCGGAACACAACACGGACTCGTTGAGGGGTCTACTGTTATTGGTTACTTTAGAGATGAAAATGTCCAACAAGATTTTGTAGTAACAGGGTCTGTTGCTGGGATTCCTGCTCAAGGATATAGAGAATCTATAACCGATGAGTTAATAAAGAGAGAGGTCATCAAAGGATTTAATGACCCACGTAGATTAACATCAGCAGACTATGCTGACACCCCCGATGGCGCTTCACCTTCACAATCTCCAAATCGTACATTTGGTTTAGAGAAAGGTTTAGATGAGTTCCCCAAGAAACCTCAAGAGATAGAAATTAATCTTATAGATGGAACAGGGTCAACAATAACAGAGTTGGAACTTACTGATTCAGACCTACCATACTATCCGTTGTATTATGATAAGACAGATGTATCTCAATCCGCAACAGGAGATAAAGATTACACTAGTAGAGATATAAGTGCAGTTAACTCCAAACCCGATACACCGATGGGTATGATACCTTCAGTAGCGGCACCAATATATCCTTTTAACAAAACAATAGAAACTGAATCGGGTCACTTGATAGAAATTGATGACACTCCTACACTAGAAAGACTAGCGATTGAACATCGTTCAGGAACGTTTCAGGAAATCCATCCCGATGGTAGTGTGGTGCAACGTATAGTAAATGATAACTATCAAGTAATTGCAAAAGACGACAAACTTTATATAGCAGGTAATGCTGATATAACTGTAGAAAAAGGTAATGTCACTATCAATGTGAATACAGGTAATGTATCTACAACAGTACTCAAGGGTAATGTTGACACTAAGGTTATGGAAGGAAACGTTGACTTATATGTTAAGGGTAATGTATCCGAGGTCATTGATGGTAATGTTGATTCACAGATTGGTGGAACACTTAATGCTGATGTGGTTGGTGATACTACATTCACTTCACCAACTACAAAAATGACTACAAATTTAACAGTTGACGGTACGGTTCATATCACTGGTATACAAACTAACGATAAAACAATACATGCAACAGGGGATATATCAACCTCTGCTGGTAACAAACCAACACTTGCAACCCATAAACACAAAGCAACTTCACAAGATACTGGTTCAGGTTCAAATGCTGGTAAGAAGAAAAATACAAGTGTTCCCGATGCATAAGCGCTGTAAGAACGTATAAATAGAACTATGAAAGATGTAAAAAACAATGCTTCAACCGTAGCAACTTCAAATTTATATTCTGATTTGGATTTATTGTTTCAACCACATCCAGTTACTGGCGATGTGACTAGGAAAACAGATGTTGCATCTATTAAAAGGGCAGTAAGAAATATTGTTCTAACAAATGCATATGAAAGACCATTCAAACCAGGCTTTGGTGGCAATCTAACAAGTAAACTATTTGAATTAAATACAGATAGAGGAATCCGAAGAGTTGGGGAATCGTTATCTAAAACTATAACAACCTTTGAACCAAGAGTTGAGAATGTAACAATTCGTATAGATGAAGATAAATTCGATACCAACACACTAGATGTATCAGTATCATATAGTATTAAAAATGGAGTAAAAGACCAATCCGTAAAAATCGCAGTAACGAGGGTAAGATAAAATGGCAAAAGTAAACAGTTCACAATTAAACATTACGGAATTAGACTTTGATAATATTGCTCTGAATCTAAAAGACTTTTTAAAGGGACAAGACCAACTAAAAGATTATAACTTCGAAGGGTCAACTATGTCAGTATTGATTGACCTTCTTGCATACTCTTCCCATATCAGTGCAGTTAACACTAACATTGCTGGTAGTGAATTGTTTCTTGATTCCGCACAGATAAGAAAGAATGTAGTATCTCGTGCTAAAGATTTAGGATTTGTTCCCTCTTCAGAAACTGGTGCAACAGCACTTGTTGATTTGACTCTTTCAAGTGTTAGAAATGGCGATGGTAGTATACCAACTTCTGGCGACATGACACTCAACAGGGGTTCAATCTATCAAACTGTATATGATGGAAGTACTTATGATTTTGTTGTTACAGAGAGTGTGAAACCATCTCAGAACGGAAATGAATTTAGATATCCAAACGTAGGACTCACACAAGGCACTTATGCAAATGATACCTTTGTATTTGATACACAAATGTCAAATCCAAAGTTTGTCCTTAGTAATGCCAGAGTAGATAAACAACACATCCAAATAAGTGTGAATTCAGGTGGGACTTCTTCTACTTACACACTGTCAACTGGTATCTCAAATATCACAACTACATCTAAAGTATTCTATGAACAAGAAAACGAAGATGGGTATAGAGAAATATATTTTGGAGATGGTGTACTAGGTGCTGCTCTTAAAGATGGTGACATCATTACAGTAACTTATATCGTAGTCGATGACTATCATGCAAATGGTGCTCAGACATTCACACCTGTAAATGGTATTAATGGTTTCAGTAATATTTCTGTATTGACTAGTAGCAAGGCCGCTGGTGGTTCTGAAAAAGAATCTATCGACTCAATCAAATTTAAAGCAACAAAGTTTTACACTTCACAAAACAGACTGGTAACGCTGAATGACTATAAAGCAAAGGTCAGTGAGTATTATCCAAACGCAGATGCAGTTGCAGTATGGGGTGGTGAAGACAACAATCCACCCGAATATGGTAAAGTGTTTATTGCACTTAAACCTAAGAACGCAGACTACCTATCAGAAGTAGAACAGAAACAAGTTGTCCAAAAACTGAATGCATTAAACATGTTAACAGTTAGACCAACTATTGTCAACCCCGAGATTATTAAGATATTAATTTCTACTACATTCAAATATAACCCTGCTGGAACCACACTAAGTAAAGGTGAACTTGAGAGTATTATAACCAATGCTATTAACACATTTGATGCATCTAATTTAAGTAACTTCGATTCTATATTCAGACATTCTAATTTAGTGAAATCTATAGACGAAGCAAATGATTCTATACTTTCTAACATCACAAACCTAAGATTACGTAAATCACAGAAAGTGAATACAGACCAATCCAAAGGTGTTACAGTAGACTTTGGTAATGGGTTCTACAACCCTGTAGCAGGTTATGCAACAGAAATAGGTGGTATCATAGTTACCACTGGTTTCAAAGTGTCAGGGGACATAGTAAACACACAATATTTTGACGATGATGGAAAAGGAAATCTAAGAAGATTCTATCTATCAGGCGCAACAAGAATTTATCTAGATAATTCAGCTGGAACAGTTGAGTATTCTACTGGTAAAATTTCAATTAATAATATCTTCTTCACTTCAACAGAGAAGACAGATAGTACGATTGACTTCACCATTATACCAGCATCATTTGATGTTGTTGCTTCTAGAGGTAATCTAGTTGACATCGACCAACAAATGATTTCGGTTAAAGGTGAGATAGACACCATCGCAAGTGGTGAAAGTAGTGCTGGTGTTGGGTATAACTCAACATCTAGTACATCATATTAGTATGCATAAAGTGGTCTAGGACACATGGTGTGTGCCTAGAGTAGCATTCCATTAACTTGGTTTTTATAGGAGAAAAACAAAATGGCAGATAAAAAAATTAGCGCATTAACAGCGGTTGCTGACTCAGCAATTGGTGGAGATGATTTACTACATATCGTAGACAACCCAGGCGGTACACCTGTTAATAAAAAGATGACTATTGCTCAACTTTTTAAGAACATCCCTACATTCTTGGCGAGTGACGATATCACAACTTTAACAGCAAGTGCAACAGACCTTGCATCTTCATTCGTTACTATTATTAATGGTAATGGTTGGGGTGCTCATACCAACTTTACGTTGGATGATGGTACTGCAGTTGGTCAGTTAAAAATTATTATCGCAGGCACAGAACCAGCATCTTCATACGAAGGTAGAGTTACAGTTACTAATTGGCAGAAGTCAACTACAGCTGCTCCACAAATCGTATTAGATTCACAAGGTGAAGCTGTTGTATTGATTTGGACTGGTACTGCATGGAACCTAGTCGCTAACACTGGCGCAACAGTAAGTTTTGCTTAAGTAGATATATATGCAAGAGTACCAAACAGATAGTTTGAGTTCGAGACTTCCTTCTTTACTTCCCGAGTATTTGAAGGAAGAATCTCCAGCGCTTGAAAGCTTTCTAAAGGCGTACTTTGAATTTTTAGAAGCAGAGATTATTACTCTCTCTTCACAATCTACTTTAGATAACTTGAGTTTAGAAGACGGTGTCGGGGACTTAATATTAGAAGACGGCACCGTCTCTAACAGGTTTAGTGATGAGTCAAGAAACATAATCACAGAACAAAGTATTACTAACACAGAAAAGACTGCTTCCCCGTTTATTAAGGGTGAGTATGTTGTTGGTAGTAAAAGTAAGTCAGTTGGTAAGATAACATTAGTTACAACTGATAAACTATATGTACAGACAATTGAAGGACATGGTTTTCAAAAAGAAGAAACTATTACTGGTAGAGAGTCTTTACAAACAGCAGTTGTAGAAAGTTTCAAACAGAATACAGTTCTTGCAACAAATAAGTTGTTAGACTATTCAGATGTAGACAGAACAACAGAAGAATTCCTTCAGTATTTCCAAAATGATTTAATCCCATCTTTAGATATTGGTAATACTGTTAATCGTAGACTTACGATTAAAAACATAAAAGATTTATATCAATCAAAAGGTACTGCTGAATCAGTCAAGTTCCTTATGAGATTGTTGTACGGTGAGGATGCAACAATTAGATATCCCGATAATGAAACACAGTATATATCTGAATCGGGTTATAACGAAATTAGAAGATTACGTGTTGTAGTAGATACAGGACTACCATCTGCAACAGATAGAATTATTCAATACACCCCCAACAGCAAATTTGTAGAAGCAGAAGCTATTATCGAAAATGTGTTCGTAGATAACTTCGATGCAAAAGAGTATGCCTTAGAGATTACTATAAATCACTCAGGCACATTCACTCAAGGTAGTGTAGTAACTTTCATTGACAGAGATGGTATAACAGAATATACTGGTACTATATTAGGTATCATCAATCAAGTTAGTAGAGAATCCTCTTCAACTTATGTATCGCATGACGATAACGGTGTCATCTTACTAGAAGGTGAAGATGAAGGTGGACTATTATTCGAACAACAAGGTGTAGGTTCATTATACACTAAGAATGATATTATAGAATTCACTGGAAGTAAAAGTAATCACACAGCACTAAACGCTAGAGGTGCTGTTGATGGTTTGACTAGAGGTGGTATCACTAAAATCTACATCGATGCAGAAGGTACTGGTTATGAGGGTGAGGACTTAATTGTATTTGATAATGTTGGAACTTCGGGTGGTGGTGCAGAAGCAGTAATTGGTTCTGTAGGTGACGAAGTCATGCTCGAAGGTGGTACAGCATATGGTCACTTTACTATTACTGCAACTCAAGGACAAACACTATTTGGTGGTGCTGGAGTTACAGATGACAATGGTATGGCAATATTCTTCAATGATGCAGACCTTGTAGTTTTTAAAAATGATATAAGACAAACACCAAACACTACTTACACTACACACGATTATACACATAGAAACGATAGAGTTGTATTCACTGCAGGTTTGAATGCTGGCGATAGAGTCGACTTATATACCGAATTTAACAGACTAACATATGAAGATAATACAAACAATGGAGATACCATTGTACTAGAAACTACCATAGGAAATGTTAGAAGTGTACGAATTAAATCAGGTGGTAGTGGATACGAACAAGTCCCTGCTTGTTGGCCTGGTGGTTACATTTACTTTAATGACCTTAGTGGATTTGAAGTTGGTGAAACAGTTACAGGTGGCACAACTGGTGCAACATCTACTATCTTGCGTATAGAAGAAGATAGAAACCGACTAGTGGTCAAACGATTGCCGACAGACACTGGTGGATACCAAAATGGGGAATCAATTATTGGTGGTACAACATCCACTAGTAGAGTGAATATCGAAACACAGGTTACTAGAGGTGAGGGTGCTAGATTATTTGCATACTCAGATGATATCGGTGGTATCACATCTATAAATCTCATCGAACAGGGTAGTCATTTCTATTCAGATGGTATTTTATCAGATACTAGTTTCTTCCCAATGTTAATTAGTAGTCCATCAGCAGTACCACAACAAAATGTAGTCATTGAAGGACAAGTTTCAGGAAGTACTGCAACCATTGTTAAGTATGATGCAACAAGACACATACTAGTGTATAAAAACTTAAGCGGTTGTTTCGCTGATAATGAGACTGTTGCATTTAACAATGTCGACACATTTAAGATTTTAAAAACAAATCCATATAATGGTATTGGTAAGTTTGCTGGTGAAGGTAACATGCAAGAACAGTTTGTCACAGACAAAGGACAACTCAATACTTCCGCTAACCACTTACAAGATAGTTTGTATTATCAAACACACTCATATGTAATTAAAGTTGCAGAGTCTATTAACAAATACAGGTCAGTAGTAAAGGACTTGTTACATCCTGCTGGACATATATTCTTTGGTGAGGTTGGACTAGAAAAGTCAGTAACAGGTATTTCACCTACATCTAAATTTGTACCAACAATTATCTTGGTTATGAAACCTGTTTTGTATGTACCCGATGCATTCTCAAACTCATTGAGAACATATTTACTCCATGCAGACATGTCTTCAACAGGCCCCGAAGGTGGTGTTGGACTATTAACTCTTGACGAAGCAGGACAACCTGTATCTAATACAGACCCTAGAACTGGTGGTTCTATAACAGAACCAAGAACAGAATATGGCGATTCTTCACATAGAAGTCGACATATGAACATCCTTAAGATTGTTAATAAATCAGTTCCTTCAGTTAGAGTAGATAATGTAAGAGGTGTTGTTAGGTCTGTAGGTTCAGTCAATTTAATGGACAATCAAATAACACTTGATTATCATAATAGAAAGTTCGTTGCAGCTGACCAAGGTAAGATACAAAGTTTACATGTACATAGTGAAGAAAAACTCATTATGGAAGACGGTAGTTATATAGAATTCGAAGAAGATGCATGTTTAATGAGAGCAGAAGAACAAGTGGGTGCTATCGTTAAAGGTGAGTTTGGTTCCACCTTCATATCAGAGGATGGTGAGTTCAATATAAGATTAGAAAGTGCTACAACAGACGAAGAAAAAACATTCTTTGTCTCAGAAGCTACAATTGATTTTGATGATAAATATACATTGACAGAAGACGGTTTAAGATTGGTGATGGAAGATGGTTCACCGATAACAGACGAAGAAGCTTCTGAAAATAGTATTACAACATATATCCCATTTGGCCCAACATTTAAAACCATAAATACAATGAGCGGTCAACAGACATATCGCATCTCCTATTATATTAAAGATGAAGAAGATGATGGTATATTGATGGAGGACGGATATGGAACCATGCTAAATGAAGATTCCATACCCGAAGGACTTAGAATTTCAGATTTGGATTTTGTTTATCCGAAGATGTTTATGCCTAAGTTTAAGACTAACGAAAGAAAACGCATAGATTTATCATATTCTGCCTACGTAAAGTCGGCATAACTGTATAAATAGTATAATAAATATCTGTAGGAGATAACTAAAAATGGCAGCAATTATAACAGAAAAGTTTCGTACCCATAATGCGAAACAGTTCAAAGAGGACTTTGGTGAATCAGCTTCATCAACGTATATTTTCATAGGAAGGTCACACGCATGGCCAACTGATACTTCACCCCCTGTTCCAGTAAACGGAACCAGCGAAGAGATGGATTCATTTGATGACATGCTTTCAATGAAGAAAGTGGGTAGTGGTGATGTATCACATTGTTTACCAAGATACGATTGGACTCTAAACACAATTTACGATGAGTACGCACACGATTACAGTACAGCAAACACTACACCAAATAATGGTAGTAATCTATGGGGTGGTAAATTCTATGTAATGACAGATGACTACAATGTATACAAATGTATTAGAACTGCAAGAAACAGTGCAGGCGCTGTAGTTGGTTCAAACGTTAAACCTACAGGAACATCCGCAACATCTTTAATTTACACTTCAGATGTTGATGGTTCAAACATCGCTTATCCACAAGGATATATTTGGAAGTATATGTATACAGTTACTGCCGCTGATACAATCAAATATGTTACTTCAGATTTCATCCCAGTTAAAACTCTTGGTGCTGTAGCAGCTGTTGCTGGTACTGGTACTAATGGTACATTGGGTTCTACTGCAACAGACGATTCTTCATCATTGTGGGATGTTGAGAATAGTGCAGTTAATGGTGCTATATATCACGTAAGAGTTGATAACGGTGGTGCAAGTTACACTGCTGGAACATATACTGGAGTTCCAATTGCTGGTGACGGTACAGGTGCTACATGTTCAATTGTTGTTGGTAGTGATGGCGCTATCGATGCAGTTAACTTAACCACAACCGCATATGGTTCGGGTTACAAACGTGCTTCAATCGAACTTGCTGAATCAGGTCAATCAGGACTTGTTGCTGGTTCGGGTGCGGTATTAACACCAATCATTTCACCTATGAACGGACATGGTGCAGACCCAGTTGAAGAACTTGGTGGTAACCATATCATTGTAAACTCAAGATTTGAGTTTGCTGAAGGTTCAGGAGACTTCCCAACAGATAATGACTTTAGAAGAATCGGTCTTCTACAAGACCCATTTGCTAAGGGTACTACATCTGTGTTTACAGATACAACTGCAAATGTATGTTCAAAAATGACACTTGCAAACGCTAGTTCTTTAGAGGTTGATGACTTAATTGCTTCTGCTGGTACAGAAGTGGCTGGAACTGCAAAATCAAGAGTGATTTCAGTTAGTGGTAACGTTGTTACTCACCAACCGATTGCCAATGCTAAAGGTCAATATGTCGCCTTTACAGCTTCTGATACAGTATTCAGAGGTTCAAGTAGTATTAGTGATGTTTCTTCAGTAGATGCTACATTCCCCGAAGTAGAAAGATTCAGTGGTAATTTATTATATGTTGAAAACAGAGGTGCGGTAACACGTGCTGCTGACCAAATCGAAGATATCAAACTTATCATCGAAATGTAATTCGTGGGGA